ATGGACACACAGCACTAAAAGCTAAACACCACATATACTCAGAAACACAAGAATCATTCCCAAAGGGGGAAGATCCAAAACGTTTCTTAAGATATGCGGATGTCTTATCATAAAGACCGTAGGGATCACCTACGACAGGACTGGAAAAGGAAGGGGGAGTAACAACTTCTTGTTCGACAAGCGACGCAATTTTTCTATCAATGACAGAAGAAGTATGTTGAAGGGTCTCAGGTATACCAAGACCACCATGTGCCTTACTTATAAACCAAGGAATCCCATTAGGTAATCTTCTACGATTATTAGCTATAAAGCTAGTAATCAAGAGATCACTTTTTTCTAATGAGAATCCGTTTATCAAGGAAGTAGCACGTGAACCAGCATCCGCTGATTCCTTACAACTATTATCTTCTTCACCGAATTCCACGCTCCCACCACACTTTGACAATCCATACAACAAAGCTAAATTAACAGAATTTATCTCTTTAAAGATATCACCATCAAATAATTTTTGAAGTACAGAAGAGTGGGCGTAAACATAGTAGAATTCATACATAGAAAGTCTTTAGAGACATAGGTCTTACCAATAGATGAGGTCAAACCTCCATCATTAGTAACCTTCTCCCAGACGTCGAAACAAGAAGGTTGACAACGAAAAACAATATCATCACCATTTATCATCATGGGACACTCATTCAAAGGTCTTCCAGGAAAAACAGCAAACCTGCTCAAAGCAGCGTTCACAATACAAAGTATAGGGAAACTGACAGGCGAACCCATCAGCTGACCCCACATTTGTTTTTTCAAAGGAAAACCAGAATTACCACCTCCAAGAAGATGGCCCGTTAAAGATTCAACAAGAATCTTACGATATTGTTTAGGTAATTGTAACATGCGACAGATTTCATGAGCCGCAGCATTCGTCAATGCTGGGTCAAGATTATCCGTAGCAGCTTTATAATCACCCGATACATAGATTTCATTATCATCCAATACACCAATACGTTCATCAAGGATCTTGGCAGTCAAAGGTTGGTCTATGAGAAAGCATTTATTTTCTTTCACATATTCCCACATTAACTGCTGTAATCCACGCATAAACGTATAACGTAAAGGAGGACCTTTAGAAATAACACGTATCTTAAGTGGCTCCGCTAAACCCACGGGTTCTGCAGAATTCCACTCGTTGTCAACTAATCGACTAAGTCTTTCCTGAGCTGATTGTCTAATTTTTGAAATTCCATCCGTATCAAGAGGATACAGACGGTTTGAAATCAAAAGTTGAACAATCACCAAAGGAATACTTGGCTCGATACACTCCTCGGACCACCGGACATCAATTAATACGAACTTAGGTCGAACCGATTTAGGACATGCCGAAACATGCTCACCCAAACCAGGGAAAAATCCTTCATCAGCCATTCGACGTATAGCACCACCATGTGATCTTTTATAATCACCATGATGTGCACGTGCGCTTGGCCACCTTAGTTCATTAATTCTCTTAAATATTGCCTCCTTATTAGGACGCTTCCAGTACTGATTGTACCATCCACAATATTTAAGATCCGGCTTCTTACCAAAAATCTCTCGAACGGTTCTTCGAACTTCTTCAGCTAATACAAGAGTTTGCATCCAGCGATCGTTGTGACGACCGTCAGTGTAATTTCTTGTATCAACAGTTAAAGTTTCATAAGTTCCGTTAACCCCTTCCATGACTTGTTTGTCACTCGGTCGAGGTTCACCTTTCTTTCCGGCAAGAAATTGGTTGAAGAATTGTATCTTAGTATTTATTGGTTGTCGTTTCATATAGGTTAAAAACTTATAAAAACGGCCACCAAAGATCACAAAAGGTAATTCTTCTTCCCATTCCTTCCTAGGACAAGGTGGAAGAGATTGGTCCATTCCCCAGGCGAAAGTAGATGCTTGTTTATATTTGAGATAAGATGTCAATTCACCTTTTCGACTTAATTGACTCAAATATTCCATCATCCTTTCGCCCGCTTTTTCAACTCCTTCTACTGACATACCAGATAAACTGAATATGTCATAGTAGCATTTGAAAACAGCTATTGCTTGCAACCACGCAGTAGGTATTCTACATAGTTGGGATTCCACTGCCAAAATGGGGAGGATCGTTCCACGAAGATTTTTTACATCATAACCTCTGATAGCTTCCAATCTATCAGGGGTAAAATCTTCCATCGGAAACTTAAAGATATTCTTGAGAACATACAACATGTCTCTCTTTGAATATACAAAGTCCCGATCTAAC